CGAGTTTAAACTGACCACCTGCAGTAAATTCAATATTACCAGCGACGACGAGTTTGTTCGCAGAGTCACTGGGCGCTGTATTCACTTTACCATTAATGATAACAGCACCATCAGGTGTGATACGCAAAGGGATATTGACAGCTGTATTAAGTTCGGTCAATGGCAAATTAGTAGCTAAATCAAATACAGCATCATTGTATGTTTGAAATAGATGTTCTGCGGCGATGTGACGTATCCTCGTGGTACCTTCTAAACCAGAACCCTTGTTACCCTTGTAAATGACAAGCTCATTCTTAGCTTGATCTTCACCATACCTCCTCTCTATGAAGGCGGTGTTCCCAAATTCACTTGCTTCCAGACCACCAAATGTCAGCATATTTCCAATGACGACGTTACCATTGACTTCCAACTCACCCCTCGTGGCATCTGTACCGATACCGACATTGCTATTTGCTCCGTTGATGTATATAGCTGTCGTATTAACATCGGAAACTTTTGTCGCATTTTCAGTAATCCTAAAATCACCCTGTGCCCCCGTGATACCAACGGACCAGCCCGCATTTCCATTTACGTAACTGCTAAAGGCATTTCCTTCGGCTAAATCAGTCTTTGTGGAAATTATGGCGTCACCATTATCGTGGTTATGCACTAATAGACCCACGTCACCCACACCCGAACACTTGACTTCTAAGAAGGCTTCTGGCACTGTATGACCGATTCCAATCTTTCCATCACTGCGTATGGTCATAATATTGGTATCCACTGCATAATCGTCGTCAGCCAGGTTTATGTCAAGGCGTGTTTTGGATTGGTTATCCGTCATGTCCCACTTACCCAACTTGAAAGAAGCTCTGGCGCCATATTTAGAACCCGTCCCTTCTCTAGTGAGTTGGAATACATTTGAAGTAGTATTAACTACAGTTATTTCCGAAGTGTTATTCACAACGAGGGGTGTGCTGAGATGATTGTAGCTGTTACGACGTGTAACTTGTTGATTAATGAAAGCAGATCCCCCAGAGGTCTGGAAAAGGCTTTGGGGTTGTGTTGTCCCAATACCCACATTACTGGATTCCAGTATGGTCATCTTCGCCGCACCCATAGTGGATGTGGTACTCGCAAAGAAGTTGAGACCCTTCCCAGTATTCACAATATTTTCAATTTTGTTTTCACCTGTATTTGGTAATGCGTACATTCGCATCCCCTTAGAGCCCCACGTGTTACCATAGACCACGGCGTTACTCCCGGTGACTTGGACGTTTCCACTCACTGTGAGAGCCTCGGTGGGACTTGTATTTGCGATACCAATGTACCCGTTAGAGGTTATACGCATTCTCTCTGTATTTTTTGTTTTGAATCTGATATTTTGGTGTGAATTTGACGTACTGGCGCCATAAACTTCGATACTGCTCACATTAGAGGTGGTTGGACCAGATCTGAGGACGAGTGCATTTGAAGTGCTATCGGGACCAGTTCGATCTGCATGCACGAGAATATTTGAACTCGATGCTACCACCTGTGTCTCAAGGTTTGTAGTGACGGTGTTACCGGAAATTGTTAGGGTATTGGCAGCTGTCAAATTTACAAAGACTTTTGTGCCTATAGACAATGTATCTGTAGGTGAGCCATTTGATACACCAGAGGCAGAAGTTCCTGTTGTGCGAAATGAATCCATCTGAACGTTGGCATTCATAACAATTGGTGGCTCTGTAGAGGGATTAATTTGTAAAAGTTCATTCGTACTACTAATACCACCATCACCTAAACTTAACTGTTCTATGAAAACGTTACCGGTTGCATGTAGTACATTAGAACCCGTATCATCTACAAATACATTGGATCCCACACAAAGTGTGTGTGTGGGTGCAATATTTGCGACACCCACATTACTATCAGTGTAAAATTTACCATATACATGAACATTCACTGTGTTCGAATCTAGATTGATTAGTTGTTCTCCGGGACCACCGAATGTATAAGCACTATCCATTGTTTTTGAAAACATGAATTCATTGTTTGACGTACTATATCCAAACACCAAATTCGCTTCGACGCCGGGATGATCTGTCATAAGCAGAGCATTATCATACGCACCCCCGGGGTATCCATCAGCCATTTGAATACACGCATTGGATACGATCAAGTTTTCAGCATTCAAGTATGTCAGAGTATCTGTAATACTTACATTACCGGCGACCACAATGTTACCTGTTATATTAAGATCACCGTTACTGATCACAACGTTACCATTTTGAAACAACGCCGCGTCTGCACTGGTTTCTGTAAGTGGTCCTGCTATAATCTTCGTTGAATATGTGTTTCCGGTGATTTGAAGGGTATTGGAGGCACCACTATCAACAACAAACTTATTGTTATCGGTTCTGAAAAGATTCGTAGCGATGAGATTTGTGGAAAATACGTTACCGAGGACTGTGACAATATTTGGTGATACACGACTGACGATAAAACGGTCCTCACCAACTTGAAAATCATTTACAGGATTTGTGGTGCCGATACCAATCTGGGTGGCTGTCAAACGATTAACATTTGTAAAACCCGTGAGTTCTAAGTCACCTGAAGCATTTAATTTATTTGTGAGGATAAGATTCGCCGTTGTAATCTGGTCTGCTACAATCTCACCAGCGTCAATACTTGCGACACCTGTAATAATATCTTGTTCTCTTGGTGCAGCATCCAAACTACTTACAAAAATTTGTCCAGCGGCTACAAGAATTCCGTCTGCTTGTGTTGCCATTTACATTAGTTGCCGAATAAAATTCCGGCTAAACCATCTTTGATCCTGAGTACATTGTAATTGACGACATATACATACATATACGGTCGATCAATGGCCTCGACACCTCTCAATACGAGTTTCGCGTTGTCCAGACGACTAAAGTTACACGACCCCGATGGGTTGTAGTCGGATGCATTCATACAGAAGTGATAGGCATAGTATCGAGTATACGTTGGTGAATGACTTCCAGTATTAAAATAACTTTTACCGTATGATGATTTAAAATAGTTTTGTGCTGTGTGAAAATATACAGGGCTCATACTTTCGAGTAGTGGTGTACCGTTGATGTATAGGTCTGCGTTTATAAAACTAAAACGATCCAATGCGGGATTTATCTGGGAAGCACCAAATCCGAAGAAGAGTGACTTTACTGGGTGATTAAAGGAAGAAATATCGAGTGTATTGTAACCCCCAGATTCGGTTGTATTATCAGTCACACTATTCAATGGGAACTCTATTCTCTGTGTTTGTGTGATGACGAAATCTAAGGATCGCTTTACAAGTGATTCTCTCTCTTCTGTATCAAGGTAAATATAGTTCCCGTACAGATTGGCTTTCTTTTCAGATGCTGGAATGGATTCGATCGTATCCTTGTCAAAATTGATTCGTATTTCAACTTGGTGATTTTGGAGTGCGACTAGGGGTAAGAATGCTTTATGATCACAGAAAAAAAAGTGGAGGGGGACAAAAAATTTATTGGACAGTGAAGCCTTGGTGTTAAGTTCCTGTGACTTGTTGTAGGTATCAGCCAAATAATTTGGCCAGATCTCACTATAATAATCAAAGTGTTGGGAGTCTATTTTTTGACCACCTATGAAAAGATCTAGGGTGGATTTGTAAAAGAGATTCGAAGCGATGTTGTCATTACTAGTACTATCTGACTCGAACCAAAGCCCATTGATGGCATCACCCAAAACTGGAATCATTATCGAAGTATCACTGTCCGAAATAGTTTTAATGTACTTGGGGGCTTGGGAAAAATTCGTATGCCGCATAAATTTTGTACGGAAAAACGACATACCCTCGTCGCTCGTAAGATACATATCTTGAACTCCCTTGGAGACGAGTTGTATCAATGCACCAGACATTTAATAAGTGTTCAGATTATAAAAACAAACACTTTCCCTGAGGGAAGTCGCCCCTCTTTTCTTCGGTGAATTTCCCATGAATTTTGAAACCACCTTGGCGGTACACCTTCATTCTCTTGTAGTACATCGCGGTGAAGATAGACCACGGATCATGAACGTCGTATATATGTGGGTTGTTCTTCTTCCCCTTCGTTTCTCTCATGATACGCCCAATACTTTGGGTGATGTCCGATTTGGGTGAAGCCAGAATGACTGTATCTAGGGTTGGAATATCCAGTCCCTCGTGGGCTTGGCTGAATGTCGCGAAGATGATCTTCTTTTTGGAAGATTCTTGGAGGTCCTTCTCCTTCATGCCACCCATGTAGAGCCCGGAACTTTTGGGAAAACATTGATGAAGAAATTCACAGTGAAATCTCCGGTCACTCAAAACGAGGAGTTGCCTCGTGCCAGCTGAGGCTTTTTTAACGAGCTCCACCAACATTTTGTTTCTGTTCCTGTCTTCGACCAACTCTGTGATCATGTTGGGCATCGATATCTTCCCGTTCCTCATAGAGGGTGGTGGGTTTTTGTAATTGAAGCATTCGTAGGTGATTGGGAACACCTCAACCTGTTCCTGATTTTTCCTCTCAACGGCGAAGAAGGTTGGTCCCATAAACCAATGGAGCACCTTGGTGAGACCATCCTTCCTCTCGGGGGTTGCGGAGAGACCAAAAATGTGTTTGGGGCACATTTTGAAGAGGGATTGACTGAAAACTTTGGCACATATGTGGTGTGCTTCATCTACGATGAGGGTCCCAACACTCTCAAAGTCCGAAAAGCTATACTCCTTTAAGGAGAGGGATTGGAGCATCGCGATGACAAAATCGCATTCTACCTCCTTCTTATTCTGTTGGACAACCCCTATGGTGGCCCCTGGACAGAACTGCTGGATTCTCTCCCTCCACTGGTCTGCCAGGAACTGTTTATGAACGACAATCATGGTCCTGTAGCCCAACTTACATGCTATTGCCAGGGATACAGTGGTCTTCCCAAAACCACACGGGAGTGAGAGAACGCCATGACCCGCCTTAAGAGCTGCAGCAAGTGCTTCATTTTGGTGTGTTGCGTCTCGAAGGGTGCCGGCAAACTTTGTTCTAATCTTGGTGGGTTGGGGTCTCCGGTCCTCCTTGGGCTCACCAAGTTTCTCGATGCCATAGAAGCGCGGGATACAGATACCACCTGTAGTCGTTTTAAAAACTTTAAAAGGTGGTGGCGGAAATCCATAATCCCCATTGACTATAGGTCTTACGGTAAGTTCCTTTTTAATTTCTTGGAGGGGTCCTTCGGTGGCGAGGTACCCAGTTCTAGTGAGCATACTGATTTAAAGAGGATAAACTTTAAATGAGTTGATATATCACCCGCTTTCGGAGTATGTTGAACTTGAGAGTAACCAAGAGAATCCAGAGTAATCACCGACATTCCAAGCACCCTTAAACTGTACATCAACTTCGATTTCATCACCTTTTATAAGAGATTGTAGGGGTCTCCCCTTGACTTCACACATCACTCTCCTATAACGGAATGGAACCTTCACCGTGAGCACCTGACCGATAAGTGGAATGTCTATGTTTTTATTCAATAGGAGGTGCGCCTTATTCACGTGAATTTGGTTGATACTCTCTGCACTTTTCTGTGAGATTTTGAGTCGTATATACTTTTTACTGTTAAACTCATACATGGGTTCATATACTGAGGCTACAAACTTCATAGGTTTCTGTTACGATAGAGTAGAATTAAAACTATAAGTACCACAATGATCAATAAAATCATGTGTGTCAGAAGGATGGGTTGGAGAGGCTCCCTCGTGCCAAATTCCTGGTGACTGAGGGACCTTGATACCTCAACGGCGGCTTCGATGCTCGAATAGGGTGTCTTCCTCGGGGACATCATACCACACATGGCAACTTTGGGGCATTTCCCAAAAAAGGGGAGCTGTCCGTGGAGACTGAGAACCCCCGAGGATTGGGAAAATTGCCACTTCTCACCGTCCCAATCTGCACCCCAACCTATTCGAATTTCTTTGGGGGTGGGTACATCCAATTCCTCCAAAACGAGGGTTTTTAACTCTTCTGGTGGAGTATTGATAACATTTTCATTGAGATCTGTGATTATACATGACACTGTCACACCATCCGATAAGACAACTGGTTGAAGTCGGAGTTTTGTGGATGTTATGATTTCCACCTCATCTTTAATTTTGATTGGTTCGTCAAAGTCTAGAAGAATATTGATACACCCGTAGGTACTTTCTCGGACCTTCTTTTCTCCATCAAGTCCCCAGTTGTCACCTAACAACTTTATGGCTGGACTGTTATCGAGACAGAGGAAGAGCATACCGTCCTCGAGCGTGGTCGCGTTTGAAAAGGTTGCCTTGTACCCATCCTCAAAGTACTCCAAGTCCGTGAGTTCATTACCAAACACAAAATTTGCACCTGCATCGAGGACTGCCTGTTCCATCGCGTCACACATGACCTTCCCAGAGACCCGTTGGGTGTATTGTTTAGAGAGGGCGACGTAGTCAAAACTTTTCACAAACTCGTAGGCTGACATGACATCCCACCTGACACCATCCATCAACAGAGGGAGGTGTTCGAGTAAAGTTTCCCCCTTTTCTGAAAGATCACCCAGAGCATCTTTTAGAGAGACCCCCTTGTAGTGTTCGGGTTTGGTTAGAACCCTAAAAGATAGTGAAGTGAGGGCACCATAATCTTTCAGACTGAGTGACTTGAAGACAAAACTATACACACCTTTACTAACTGGTTCAAATATATCGTCCCACCTGATTCCCATTTCTCTAAACAAACTTTGGGTATTGACAAATGCGCGATCGAAAACTATACGGTGCGCGTGAAGATCTCTCACGTCTTCATCGGGTTCCCACCAAGAACCACCGGCTGAAAGTTTTCTATCGTAAATTGTCACATCGTGTTCACCCGATCTAAGTATTTCCCAAGCTAGGGACATACCTGTCGGTCCGGCACCCACAATATGAATCTTCATTCTAATATTAGGGGATATATAATTTATCATGCATCAACGTGTAAAATGTAATGAGCGCCATCGTGAGCCAAAGTTGGATAGACATGTATGATCTCCCCTGATATAATAGGAATAGGGTCAGAAGAAGATGCATTGGGACGGGCTTCTCGGGTCCATACTTCATGTGAAAACCGGTTGTTGCCGCGACGGTCAATAAAAGAGCGCTCATGAATGACGATTCAGATGGAAAGAGTAAAAACCAGGAGATCAACAAGAGTGCGACATAGGAAATAAAAATAGAGCGTCTCAAAAGTTCCCTTTCACTATCAACAATGGCTAACCTTTCACCCCTTAAGAGTTTTGTTTCCCAATGGGGACCTAGGATGAGATAGGAACAATATAAAAGTAGAAAGATCCACCACATATACTATATGAAACCAGTTTTTTTTCTCTCCTCTGGTGTCTTTAGGGCATATAGAGTACCAATGAAAAACAATGTCGATAGGAGTGCATATTCCACGTCACTTGTGACAGCGAGGGCAATTACGATGAGCGAAAATAATCGAAATGATTCAAACTGAAAAAGTCTAGCCAATCTTTCCGGAACTTCAACCGCATTGTGTGAAAATAAACCTTGATACATCACCACCAGTGTGAAAATGATGGGTACTTTGAGAACTTTTTCAATCGGACCACTCAGTGGTTTAAGAAAGTTCATTTTAATATACGAAGAAATAAAAACTTTACAAAAAGTAGGATGCTATGTGTAGCGAACCAAATTCCTATACGACCAAAATCTGACAGGAAGATCAAAACATGGAAATTTGCTGGTAAGTTTCTATGGAAAAACGCGACTGTAAAAAATAAATCAGAACTTGGTCGATGGACGAAAGAGGAACTCCTGGAACTCGGACCGACATTTGTAAAATTAGGTCAGATCGCTTCGACGAGGGGAGACCTCTATCCACCGGAATTTACAAAAGAACTGGAATCACTTCAAGATAACGTTCCTCCCGTGGAATTCGATACCATTGTAGATTATGATATTTTCAGAGAATTTGACCTTGTACCATTTAAATCCGCGAGTATCGGACAAGTCCATATGGCCGTACTCCAAAACGGTCAAAAAGTTGTTGTAAAATTAAAACGCCCAGGGATTCTGGACATCATGAAAGAAGATACCGATAATATACGTGACATTGTACAATTTCTCGAGTATGTGGGTATAGATACAGGTAATAGTTCAGGGAGAGTTCTCGATGAATCTATAGAATACCTATTAGGTGAGGCGGATTACAATCAGGAGATTAATAACGCCATCAAGTTTCGAAAAACTATGAAAGATGTTGATTGGGTAAAAGTTCCAAAAGTGTATAAAAAGTATTCGAATGATGAGATGATTGTGATGGAATATGTACCGTCAATGAAACTGACTGAGATTACAGACAAGAATGTGAATAAGAAGAAGATATGTGAAGCCCTTATAAATGCATATGTGATCCAAACTATGGATAATGGTCTCTTTCACGCCGACCCACACCCAGGTAACCTGGGATTTTCACCAAGGGGAAAACTTGTATTTTATGATTTTGGATTACTCATACCACTATCGGAAGAACTTAGAGACGGATTCACAAAACTTTTTGGGTTTATAATCACGAGGGACACCGCAGGTATCGTCGATACCCTAGTCAAATTAGGTGTGATTGTTCCAACATCTTCAGATGTTTCTGATATTGAACTCTTCTTTGATACCATCCTAGGATACTTAGAGACCCTAGACGGTTCTGGAATTGTAAATGATGATCTCGCTGCACAACTTGCGATTGAAAAACCATTTGTCGTACCGAGTAGTTTTATATATCTCGCCAAGGCATTCTCCACAATAGAAGGTATATGTCTCAAACTGGATCCAGACTTTAACTATTTCACATACCTGGAACCCCTCATTCAAGAGCAAATAATAGAATCTGTGAATGTTGGTGATATATTCATGAAGACGACGGAGATACCTGGTACGGTAAGTAAAATAAATACGGCGGTAAATGGTCTCCAAAAGTCTAGGGGGTCTATGAAACGCTCTATTATAAAAACACAACAGGAAATTAAGCTCGTCCAGTACAGCGTTGTCTGCGCTCTATTGGCTGAGAAATTTGGGGATAATCCACCCTTAGCGATGTTTTTTGTTTTGTGCACCTTATGGCTTACTTTTCGTAAAAATCGATAGACTTTTTCCTACTTTTTTTGGGTTTGTCACTCTTCTTGATCAACTTATTATGCTCATCGAGATATCCCTTCATGCGACGCTGTTCATCACGGAAAATATCAGAGACCTTCTCTTTGATCTTCTCCACATCGGTGTCCCGTTCCTTTTGGATTTTTTTACTCAATTTTTTGAATCCCTTGTTCTTCTTATCGGCAGCGAATACAGTAAGTGTGTTTGTAATGGCAAGCATTTATTATACGGGGATATTTATTTTTAACCTCTTTAGTTTTTCCTCAAACTCCCTTCTTTCACCCGGGCTGTCTATGGATTTGCCATCGGCAATGGCATCAATTTCAGGTCCTGTGAGTTGCATGGCATTCACACGGAAGTCCATGAAGGCCTCCATGCTGATTGGTACCAGGGGTTGGATCAGCTCATAGATTGCCACGGCGTAGTCTCTGATCTCCTTTTGGGCGTGGTGATCCATCCTCAACTGGAGGAAGTGCATCAAGTTGTGGAGATCCATCTTCCATACAAAGGAGGTATATGTGGATTGTGGAAGAACACCCCGCGCTTGTTCCCGGCATACCCCCTTAGCCAAGAGTTCTTCATAGACTTTGAATGCAGCCTTGTACTGTGCGGAGAGTGTTTCGTTCAACTCGTCACCAATTTCAACAACACCCTCCGATCCTTGGTGATTGACTGCCGATTGTCCTCTAAGGATATCGGGTTCGTAGTATTCTTCATCGACGATAGAATACCGAGCACTCATCTCATTCACAGAGGCTGTTCGGTGCCTCAACCACTGACGTGCAATATACAGTGGTGCCTTAATACGAAACTTGAATACGACCAACTCCAGGGGTGATGTGTGCCAGTTTCGAACAAGGTAACGAATGAGACCCCTGTCTCCACGTGTGGTCTTGGTACCTGTTTGATAACTTACACGCGCTCCATCTACGATCGCTTTGTCCAATTCTTGTTGTGGCATGTGATCCACCAACTCTACAAATCCATGATCCAAAACCTTTTTCATTGTATCTTTAGTTCCCCCCAAATCTTTAATAGTTACGTTCATCATCCAATGGTACCTCTCCACAAAAATCGTATAGTTTATGTAGCTTTTCTTGTGCTTTATCAAATTCATACTGTGTGTTACTCATGGCATCCATGGCTTCGTCGACAAGTTCCAGAAATGTATCGAGTTCGTCGAGAGCCACCCGGTGGTTGGTCCTCTGGGGCTTCTTCGTGTGGAAGGTGGTCTTTATGCGTTTATTACTACCCTTGACCAATTTATCAATGTTAAGCTTGGGGGTCGCAGACATTTGAATAGTCAGACTCATTGTATATACCCTCCTCACTTCATTTCTTTAATCAACTCGTTAATGTCCCGATAGTATCTCTTCAGATCCTTCATGAATCTTTTGTTATTTTCGAGGACTTCACATTCGACTTTGTTCAGATACATCCAAGCCAAGTTTGACTTTGAATACTTTGTGGCTTTTTGATTCTCGTTGGGTCGCCTCGGTACCAACTATGTCGTCTTCTTTTTTTGTGAAGCGGGTATGACCTCCTTCCTATTCACGAAACTTAAAGCCTGCATCACGGTATCTGCCAAGTCATCCTTCTTCTTAGACTTCAGGAAGATGGGAAGCCAATGTGCGTTCATGTTCCCATCTCGGATGAACGCTTCACACCTCTCGATGGATACCTTCTTTCTTTTATTATACTGTGCCTTACCCGGACCAGCTACATCTGGAATTTTGTGTCTCGCATCGTATAGAATAGTTTCAGCCTTGGGACACTTGATGATAAAGTAGGCGTGTAAAAAGTGCATCACGGAGACCATCTTCTTATTGCGCTCAGGTTGCTTCTCTATGAGAATGGTTTGAGCTGTGAGTACCCAGGGTCTCGCATCCAGATGGTCTCTCATGGAAATATACACACCATCAGCATGTTGAGGGGGTATTCCATCAACATCCCACTCTTTCACAAGGTTACCAGAATCCTCGTCCAAGAGGCACATCGCCAAGTTCCTTATACCAACATCTATACTAAGGATCATTAGTATAAAGAATTAAAATAGCTTTAAGTAAGGATGAAGTGTATCGCACATCGGGGATATTCCCTCAAATACAGGGACAATAGCATCGAGGGAATTCGTGAAGCAATTCACAGGGGATACGATGGCGTTGAGATTGATGTCCAGGTGTGTGGAACTGGGGAATTGGTATTGTATCATGACATATATTTGAATAACCAATTTATCGAAGATATGACATTGGAACAATTGAAAAATTCTGGTGTATGTTCATTACAAGAACTATACGATAAAGTTCCTGCTATACGAAAAACCCTCGTACTCGTAGATATTAAAGGTAGTGACATTTCAGTGGTCGAGGCAATCGTAAAATTTTACGAAACTGAACCAATCGATGATGTGATTTTCTGTAGTTTCAACCGAAAGATTATCTACAGCTTACCATTAAAATTTCAAAAGGGATCTACATTTGAGACGACATTTCACGAGGGGGAATATGGTGAAATAACGTGGGGAGGTATCAAAGCTGTCCTACTTCACTGGACGTGTTTAGATCACAAGTTCATATCCTACTGTAAGTCTAAGAATATCAAAGTTTATACCTATACACATAAAGAAGACAAAGAGTTGGAGTATATGTATAGGTACAATGTAGATGGAATTATTACGAATGGATTTTAATCTTTTCGCAACAAGAAGAATATAAAACCCGCCATGACCAGAATCGCCGATACCGCACTCGCACCCATGCTACCTGGACCGCCAGCTCCCAAACCCTCCAATGTTCCACCGAAAAGACCACCAGCGACCTGACCAGCGCCTTGACCTGCCGCGCCCGCCGCCGATCCGGCCACCCTCCCCGGGAGATCCAAGAGTGGAATATCGGCTTTGGTCTCTTCATCGCATGTCACACCACAGAAATTTTCACACTCCATTCCCATTTTACAGTAGGGTTGATTTGGAATTGGTTCGATTTGATATTCTCTAATACTTTCTGGTGTGCTGTACTCGAGTTCATCCTCTTTGATGGCACCATACTGATATTCATCCCAGTTGTGGGGGAGACAGGCAGCCATACAATTTCTGTATATCTTCTCCTCATCATCATACTTTTTGTCGAGATAGTTAATCAATGTAAAACCAGCGATACCAGCGGCAGTATATTTAATCAGCGTCTGTGCTGTGTCATACTTTGTTGTTCCTCCAGCCGCCGCACCCCCTGCGTCATCAGCCGATTTCAACTTAGTGACATCGGCACTAAGTGCCGCATCATCTACCTTTTTAGCTATTTTGAGTTGATCTGCCTTGCTAAAAACTTCCAAATTCTTCATAAACCTCGCGGAATCACTCTTGTACGCCGCCTTTAATACGGCGGGATCGAGGGATTTCATTGCATCAGCTAGGCTGTTACGTGTCGCCACCACCACCGCCTGGTCCCCGCCACTCCCACTTGCCTTAAATGCGCGCACCGCATCAGCGTAATCATCTGATCTTTTAAGATAAAGTCTGAATGACGCTGATGCCATCACACCTTTGATACTTATCGAGATTTTAATTTCACCAGAGCCTGGTAAATTGGAGAATCTTCGCGGATGAATTCATATCCATACACATCCTTGGAAATATATTGATCGTCGATTTCATCAGCGATAAATCCAAAGTCGCGTCCTTTGAGTCCGTAGTTGGACATCGCAATCTCATTCCATTCCCACGTATAAAGGGAGAGCCCCGGGATAGGTGACGCGACGCGCATTTTG